TAGAATCAATCTCCTTCCACAAGATATTAAAATAGTCTTTAAAATTTTCAGCACTTCTTGATATTATAGGAGTTCTAGTTTCTGATATTTTTAAATCTATATTATAGATACTTTTTATAGATGCAGGACGTTTGGATAAAACTGCGACTTTATCTGACATAGAAATAGCTTCAGATAAATGTATTAAAGTTCCTATTTACCTGAAGCTATAGTATTACTTGAATTGATACCTATTAGGTTTACCTTTATTGTGTCTGTATCAGAGTCCCATGTCATGTAATCTACTACTGTAGATAGTAACAGTCTCTTCTTATTGATATCAGAGGTATCAATTTCTTTATTGAATTTATTTAAATTATCTATAAGCATATTTATATTAATATCAACTTGATTATTTTCCATAGACATAGTATTTAAAGATTCTAATTGTGATTTTAAATTAGATAAGTCATTATTTAAAGATTCTAATTTATTGATTATAAAAGTAGATGCAGAGCTTTCAGTAACCTTGGCTAGTTGCATAACTAAATTATCAATGTATGTTTCTTTTTCTTTAATTTGATTATTTATTGAGTTTATCTCAGTTTTTATATTTTTACTATTCTTAGAGTTTTCTAACTTGCTATCTTTATAACTTGACATTATAGATTTAATACTTTTATTTTTTAATTCATCTATAACTTTAGATTCAGCCTTATCAGATCTGATATTTCTACAATCACAAGCTGATACTCCTAAAGATTTCTTTGTTCCACATATGTAATAATAGATAGTGCCGCTTTTAGAGTTTTTATAAGTAATTCTCATATTAGAGGCACACTTAGAACATTTTAAAAGACCTGATAATAATGCTTTACTTCCAGTTCCAGCTCTAGGAGCTTTAGCCTTATTTGCATTAAGTAGGCTTTGTGCTTCAATCCATTTATCAGGGTCTATAACACCTTTATGTTTAGCAATAGCAGCTATAGGACTATCTGTATTTTTAGCATAAGTTAGGATACCATGTATATTGTCTATATCTCCCATAACATCTATATTAGACTTTCTTAGATAATCAACTACACTTTTATCAGCTTTAACATATGCTGGATTTTTTAGGATTAAAGATAAGGCACTAGGATCAAGGTTACCTCCACGAGTTCCTTTAATTCCATTCTCATACATGTATTTATAAAGCTTTGAAAGTGATCTAAGCTCTAAATATTTATCAAATATCAATTTAACAATTTTTATTGTGTCTTCATCAACTTTAAGTTTATACATTTTTCTTTGGTTCATATTTTCATCATAGTAGTTAATTTGAGTACTAATAAAACCATATGGAGGCATACCTCCTAGCCATCTTCCAGTTCTAGCTAACTCATACATATTATCTCTAACACGCTCAGCTATAGTTTCTCGTTCTAACTGAGCAAATACAGATGATATATACATCATAGCACGTCCCATAGGAGTACTAGTATCAAATTGTTCTTTAATTGATACAAAAGATATATTAAGCTTATTTAAATCTTCTATAAGAGTAGAGAAGTCAGAAACATTACGGGATATTCTATCTAACCTATAACATATTAAATAATCAAACTTTTTATCTTTAGCATCTTTAAGCATTTCTTTAAACTTTGGTCTATCCATAGATTTACCAGAGAAACCTTCATCTTCGTATACTAAAAATTCATTAATCCCTAGGTTCTTAGCATAGTCCATGCAAAGTTGTATTTGGTTTTCTATAGATTCACCTTTTCCAGTAAATTTTGATTTTCTCGAATAGATTGCAGCTATCATAAATACCTCCGTATTACAATATTAATAACAATTAGTTTATTTAATAGAAGGTAAAAAAGATAGTCAAATAAATGAGCTATCTTTACATACTCTATCAATTAATTAAATAATTATTTTTAAAATGTTAGTAAATACTTAATACACTATTTATATTTTATATTTAAATATTTTTCAACCAATTCAGTACAGATTTTTTCACTATAATCAGATATTTTTAAAATGTTTTTACCTAATTTAATTAGACTAACATAACTAGGAAATTTAATATTGTTAAAGTCTGTAACATTTATTGTATGAGTCCCATTTATTAGCATATATAATTTTTTAAACTGAGAAGAATTTATAAAACAATATAATCCATAACATATATTTAAATCTAGATCTTCTTTGTTTAAGTGATGTATATACAAAAGATTATTATCGAATGCTAAAAAACTATGATTGAAATAGTTTCTATTTAAAACTGCAGCTACAATCAAATCTATATCATCTTTAGCAGTTACTTTTCTAATTACTAAATAATTAGAATTTTTAATAATCCATTTATTATCTATAGATATTGATTTATTATGAGTTTTTCGCTTATTTTCTCTTTCAAAATAGATTAACCTATTATTGGACTGAATATCGGCGCTAATAACTAATGGAGCATAGTTGGTATCGTATAAATCTTTTTTAATATCATTAACATTTCTAAATTGAACAACAGGGCCAACACTAATTTTAAGGTTTAAGTCAGTTAAAGAAAATTTGAGTTTTGAGAATGACTTTAAAAGATTAAGATCATTTTGATTTTTAGGTATAACTATAGACATTAGATTTTTATCAAATATAATGTCATTAAAGTTAATTAAAAAACATTTGTTTTCATCAAAGTGTATGTCAACTTGTTTGTTAAATTTATTATTTATATAAGTAGATATAATAACTTCTTGATTAACTGATTTAAACATACTTCTTTTCTCAAAAAAATATATATGAGTTAAAGAATAGTTCTCAAAAATAAAATTTCTTAACTTTTTAGAGTATTCTCCACTAAAATAATTCCTAGGACTTAAAACCGTATATACACCATTTTTTTTCAAAAGTTTTAAGCACATTGCAATAAATAAAGTATATATATTAGGCTGACCATGAACAACGCTACTCATTAATTTGGATTCGGGAGAAGTTTGATTTATTTTTTTGTAAGGTGGATTAGAAATAATAATATCATACTCACCAGATTCCGAGGAAGTCCATGTATTAGAATTTTTCAATATGAAATTTTCGTTTAGTATATTAAATTTTAAATCAATATCATAATTTTCAAGCATATAATTATTTAAAATATTCAAATTATTTGAAAGTATATTAAATACGGTTTTATCATATTCATATAAATCAATATTAATTTTTTTTATATTTTTATATTTTTCAGCAATATTTAGGACTAATGCTGCTATTAAAATACCACAACCAGCGGAGGGTTCGAGGATATTGATAGTAGAGTCTACTTTAAAGACTCTACTATCAATAGTTTCAATCATTTTACAAGCAATATCATATGGAGTAAAGAATTGAGATGTATCTTTTAAATAAACTTTATCTTTCCCACTTAAATATTCATTTTGTGAAGCTTCGAAAATACTTATAATATCATTCATTATTTTTTGTAACTCCTATTTCTTTACAATATAGTTTTATAAACATTATTAAATTTTAGTATTATTATATCATAATGAATAGTTTATAAAGTAGTCGTTACTTGAGTAAACTCATCTATTTCTGATAACAAGCCAACTATCTTATTTTTAAAATCTTCTATGAAATTAACTAGTTCATCTTTAGTTGTTTCGTTAAGATGAAAAACTTCATCAATATGATTATTTATATCTTCTATTTTGATTGAATCCCTTGAAGCATTAAATCTTTTTAATTCTCCTAAATAATCACCATGAGCTAAGTTCATGCGAGCTTTAGCTAAATTATCTAGAGTAAGTTTAGGTATTTTTAGTAAAGGCTCCTTTTTATTTAAATCTAAAACGGATACAATATGAACAATTGAATTTGAATCAATTCTATCTCTACGACTAAAGTAACCCTTATCTTGTTTAAATTCAAAATCATGGTCTGCAGATGATGATTTTTTATAATGCATTATCAGTGAAAAAATATCAACAGGTTTATTTTGAAACTTTAATATACACATTAAATCTTTAACATTATTTGAAAAATAATTATTATCTAGTATTGCAGTAAGCGCATGTTGAGATAAACTTTTTACAAATCTTTCTATAGTCGCATAAGAGAAAACTAATACACTTCTAGCTAAAAAATATTTATCTAAGACATTTACCATTTCATTTCCGTCATCGTCTATAAGATTTTCTTTTAACAATAAATTTTCATCTAAAAATTTATTGTCAAAAGAATTAAGTTGAGAAAACATGTAATTGATTTCTAAACTGCGATGATGAGACTCTAAATTTATTTCTTCTATTTGTTTTGATAATTTACTCATGTGGATTAAAATACTCCAAGCTTAAATTTAATAATTTACTCATTCTATCAACAGCTCTAGGATTTGGAGCCATTATTGTTTTATATTGACTGTTTGGTAAATGTAAATTTTTAATTTTTTGAATTAGTAAATCATGGTCATGTGAATAATATTCAATATACTTAGAAACTCCTGGTACGATAGCTTCGAATATAGATTCACTTATTTTACCACTAAATTTATCCCTATCATGATTGTACTTTTTAAAGGCATTACCGCCTAAAGTTTCACTTAATAGGCTAAATGTTTTTATAAAATTTAATTGTGTATCAAATAAATTAAATTCGCTATTATTAGCAATAGATTCGATTACTTTATCAAATAAATCATCAATTGTAGCTTTAGAATATGAAGGAACTAAATTTTTAAAGTTTTTTAAGGTATTAATCTCATATAAAGTTATATACCTTATGAAATATTCATAATGTTTTTTGTCTTTTTTTTCATCGCCTTTAAAAGGAAAACAATTTAGAAATAACTCATTATTACTCATTTTTTCTATAAACTTAAATAAATTTGGATCAAGGAGTAATGATAAAGCATTTCTTAATTCCTGATTATTAAGTTTAGTACCAAATCCATTTAACCTTCTAAAAACTTCTAGTTTTATATCTTTTTTTCCTTTTTTTGATATAATTATTAAATCTAACTTACACTTTTTAAAAGTTCTTTGAAGTTCTACAGGAAAATCAGAGAACTTAAGTGTTTCTAAATGCGTTAATTTAGGGGCAGAAGTTAAAGTTAATGGAGGAAGAACTTCATCATTAGAATCTTTCAATATACCTACAAATTCAAAAACTGTTGATAATCTTTGAATTCCATCTACAACTTCCCAAAGTGCCTTATCGTCTTGATATAAAAATATGGGAGGAATGGGTAAACCTAAAAGTAAAGATTCTATAAACTTTGTTTTTTGTTCATTACTCCACTTAAAAACTCTTTGATAGTCAGCTTTTAAATTAATATCATTATCTTTATAAAAAGATATTAGCTCACTTAATGACATAGGATATGAATCTACGTAGATGTCATAACTTAAATCATCAATTTGTTTCTTTAATAGTTCAATTTCTTCTATATTACTCATATAAATAATTCCTTTCTATTATTTTTATAAAGTATCTACAATATTTTTATATATTATAGGACTAAACTGTTAAACTTAAAAACCACAAGTTCATTAGGAACTTGAAAATATTTGCTTATCTGAAAAATAGTTATATTACCATACTCTTGCAAAAAGTCATTAAACAATTTATCTTCAATAAGTAATTCAGCAGCAAATATATTTGCTTCATTTTCATATCTATCTGTAACTGAAAATGTATAATTTTTTAAAAAACAAACGTTTAAATCTTTATGTAAAACTGCATGACCAAGCTCATGAGAAACTACACACTTAACTTCATGTTCGTCTAAATTAGAATTTAAATGAATTATAGAAGTATTAAGTGTATTTTGAAAAAAACCTTTAATATTACCTAATGGTTCGTATAGTATAGGGATATTTAAGTAGTCACATAATTCAACTGGATTTCTTGTTTTAAACTTACTTACTAAATTATTAACTATATTTTTAATACTACTCAACTTTAACCCCTCCCTACTTCTTAGGCTTTTGCATAGTTTTAGCTAATTCAATTCCATTTCTAATTGCATTTTTTAAAAGAACAAGATCATTATCATCAACTATCTGACCATTAAGCATAAGACCTTTTTGGTCCAATATTTGAGATATAGTTTCTTCTAATAATTCTTCTACATCTTTTTCGTTTTCATTTATATTCACTGAAATTTTATTACCTATTTGTTTTGTATCTACTCGACCAATCAAGTAGTCAACGGAAACATCAAAGTATTCTGCTAAAGCAGACAAAATTTCTGGGGTAGGGGTTCTCTTACCTTGTTCATAAAATCCGTATGCACTGGTAGTTATATTAAGATAATTTGCAATATCTTTTTGCATAACATTTTTCTCATTTCTTAATAATTTTAATCTATTAGATAAATTGCTCATGAAATCACTCCTTTAGTCTAATAATACAACAAATAGTTGTAAAAAATAAACAATAAAATAAAAATTATCTTTACAAACAACAAATAGTTGTGTATCATATAATTATAAACAACAAAATGTTGTAAGGAGGTTTTTAAATTGATTGATTTAAAAAAGCTTAGAAAGAAAATAAAAGTTACTCAAAAAGATGTAGCTAGAAATATAGGAATAACTACTAGTTATTATGGAATGATTGAAACAGGAGTTAGAGTTCCTAGTCTATCTACAGCTATTAAATTATCTAAATACTTTGGATTACCAGTGGAAAAAATTTTTGAAAGTTAATACAACAAAATGTTGCATAAAAGGAGTATGATAAATTTGGAAGTTTTAGATAAAAGAAAAGTTTTAGGAAAGAGTATAACAACTTTTGGTGATTTAGAAACACCATTATTTTTAGCAAAGGATGTAGCCAATTGGATAGGACACTCTAATCATAGATCGATGATAAATATAATTGATGAAGATGAAAAGATTAAAATTATAAACCCCGTAAACAATACTTACGGGGTACAAAATGAATTTACTTGGTTTTTAACAGAAGATGGACTTTATGAAGTTTTAATGCAAAGTAGAAAACCTATCGCTAAGAAGTTAAAAAAGGAAATTAAGAAAATATTAAAACAGATACGACTTACTGGTGGATATATTCCAATATCCAACGAAGACGATGAAAAAATAATCTTAGAAAAAGCTGTAAAAATATTAAATAAAACTCTAGAAAGCAAAGAGATTCTTTTAAAGCAAAAAGAAGAAGAATTAGAGGTTTTAAGATTGAGAAATTATATCAAAACAATTGTAATAGCAGAACAAAGAGAAGAACTTGAAAAATCAAAAATTACTGTAAAAGTAGATTTGGAAGTTAGTAAATTAAGATAAATTACATAGGATAATTTTCAAAATCCATTATTTTTATCAAAGAATGTAGAGAATTGGATAGAGTAGGGATTCGATATTAAAGGAAATAGAGATGTAAGTGCTATGTTAAGAGTTGTAGATGATGAAGAAAAAGTTAAAAAAACTAACCCAATTAATAATAGGGTAAGTTGGTTTTAACAGAATATGGTTACTGTGAAAGTAGATTTGGAAGTTAGTAAATCAAGATAAATTGCATAGGACAATTTTCAATAAACATAAAATTTAGTGGGGGTGGTTGCAATGGCACCAAGAAAAAGCAGAGAAATAAAAGTTGAGGTAGTTTACCCAGAAGATCCATATTGGATTGAGGAAATAGAAAGAAGAAAAGCTAAATGGATACTTGATAGACAAAGAGAAAAATATGGGGATGAAGCATTGAGTATAGCTTACCCAATATGGATAAGAACAAAGGAATTAGAAGAAACTGGTTTGAGTTATGAAGAAGCTAAAGAAATAGCGATTAAAGAATATAACGATAAACAAGGAGCTTAGGCTCTTTGGCAATGAAAATTTGTACAAGGAGTGAGTTAAATGAGTATAAAAATACTTCAAAGTTTTATGAAAAAATATAGCTATTTAGGGCAAGAACTAGATAATAAATTTGATGAATTAAAAGCATATAATAAGCAAAAAGAGGACAAGCAACATTGTTAAATACAGTATTTCAAAACATTAATTTAATGAAAATAAAAAAAGAGTCCAAAAGAGGACCCAATAAAAAATTCCAATTTAATTATATATGTAGATAAAGATAACTACAAGTAAAAACTTATAAATTAATAGATTTAAATAAAGTGGGGGTGAGTTTCTTGGAGTATAGCATACATGGATTTAGCCAAGAAAAAGCAATAGAACTTGAATTAGATGATAGAGATCTATTGATATTAAAATGGTTTGTAAAATTTAAAGATAGTGAAAGAATGATATCAAAGATCATTTCAGATGATAAGTATTATTGGATTAAGTATGATGGTGTAACAGAGGATATACCTATTACAAAGATGAAAAAAGATACAGTCTATAGAAGACTAAAGAAGATGTGTAAGATAGGAGTATTAAAACATAAAACAGTAAAAATAGGAGGGACATATTCTTATTATGCTCTAGGTAGAAACTATAAATTATTAATAGATACTAACTATAGGACATCGGATTTAAATCCGAAGCTATCGGAAATAAATCCCGAGGGTACGGATATAAATCCTTACGGTACGGATTTAAATCCCGAACAAAAGACCCTATTACCATATCCTAATACTATATCTATTGATAGAGTAACTAATGTAAATTTATCTACAGATTTGAATAGTATAAAAGGTATGTATAAATTATCTGATAGTGAACTAAAAAGTATAGTTTTAGCAGTAGATATATCTGTTGAAGATGGAACAATTAAATCACCAAAAGGCAGCGAGGGATATTGGAAGTATATACATAAAATATGCAAAGATAAGTTAAGTTCAAAAAAGGAAATTAGGAGTGATGTAAACTATGGGAATAATAGAAGCAGCTAAGATTCTTAGAGACATAGCAAAGCAGATTGCCAAAGATAAAGGTATAACAGAGCAAGAAGCATGGTTAGAAGCTTTAGAGGTATTCAAAAGAGAATACAGAGTTTGGTAAGTTTATATTTAAGGATGAGATAAAAAATGCCTAGTAGAGATAGTTATGTAATTTATATAAGAAAAGCGAGAACTTATTGTTTCGCTTTTCCTATAATACCTCTTAAGGTTGATGAAGAGTTATAACCTAAAGAAAAAGAAGTTATAGAATCTATTAATCTATCAGCATCATTCTTATCTATATAAACCTTTATATTTATTATAGAAATTTTGTAATAGTTTAATATGACTTGCATAGATAGGATAACATCATTATCTTCTTTAGAGAGCATTGAAGTTTTATTAGTTAGACTATCGATTAATGTTTCTATAAATGTAATATCTTTATTGGCTTTAGTAGGATCAATCTTTTTTGTAGCAACAGATTGTACCAATAAATACATATAATTATCTATTATTTCTAATTCTTTAATATATTCGTTTTGAATTGGATGTGGAGCTAGAGAATTAAATGCATATGTTGTATTTATATTTATTGTAAATAGAATTAATACAATTGAAAATATAATGCTTAATTTCTTTATAAACATATATTCACCTCCTTTATACAATTATTATGTGTAGAGGAAAAACTATAAATTCAGAATATATTATAAAAATTTATCTAAAATAAAAAATGGATTACTAAGAATATGTCATATTTTAAATAAATAAGAAAGAAATTAGATTATTATTTATAGATTTAAATATAAAACAAAAAATTAAATAGGGGTGATTAGAGTGAAATATTCTAATTCTTGTGATTTTGATTTTACAGATAACTATCTTGCTTTATTAGCTTGCATATTAAATCCAAGTTTAAGTATAGGAAAAGCTATTAAACATATATTACTTGATGATCCTAAAGATGATAAAGGAGGACATTATAGAAAGATTAAACCTAAACAGAATTATAATTATAAAGTTAAGGTAGTAGATGAAGTAGAAGAGAAAGAAATGGAGTTTGATGGATTAGATGATTGTTGTAAATTTCTAGATATGAGAAGGGCAGATATAACAACTTATATAAAGCACAATAGATTGTTTAGAAAGAGATTTAGGATACAAGCTTTAGAAACTATAAGAGAAGTTGAAAGAAAGCCGTTGATAGTTATAGATAAATTAAAAAATGAGACTATAGAGTTTGAGAGTGTTAATAAAGCATGTGACTATTTAAATGCTAGCAGAGGCAATTTAAATCAAGCCATAGAAGCTAAAAGACTTTTTAGAAAGAGATATAAACTTGAGTATAAAATAAAGGGTGATAAGAATGAGTAAATCAACAGAGTTAAAGTATGTTGAAATAGAACTTAGTATACCCAGTGTAAAAGAAACATTCTTTAAAGCAAGTGACTATAAAACATATCCAAATTATATGGCACTAGCACAATGTATATGTGGTAAAGAGATCAATGGAAAATTAAGGTTTCCAGAAAGTGCAGATAAAATAATGAGTGCTTGGGGGATCAGAGGTGGAAATAAGGAGGAATAAATTTATGGATTAAAAGAAAGATAAGTTATAGGTGGTGGAAAATATGAAAAATAGAGACAAACTATTTATATTAATTGCTATAGTTATAGCTATTACAATTTTAATTTGTTTTAAGCTATTTGCTAGTATAGGTATAAGTTGAGAATATTTTTTATTTAGAGTTAAAAAGGACTAGCGTTAACTAGTCCTTTTGGGAATTGGATATTGAGAGTTAAAATTTGAAAATAGTCTAAATAAACTGCATTTAAACTGTTAAAGGGTAAAATCTATTGATATCTTCAAATGTCAATTTTATTATTTGTCTATTTATTAAAAAATATTCAAAAACTCAGTAAATTTAAATATAAAATTTAAATTTATTATGAAAGTTTATATAAATTTTATTTTAATTAAGTAAAAATTAAGAATAAGGGTATATAATAATTAATCATATAGATATACAAGGGTTACCTTATATGATAAATATATTTATATAGGTAGTTTTATTGATAGAAATTGTTAGAAATATGTTAGGAGTGATAGTATGAATGGCAAAAATAATAAAGGCATTGTAAGAAATATCGATTCACTAGGAAGAATCGTAATACCAAAGGAATTTAGAAAAATGTTAAATATAAATGAAAATGATCCGGTTGAAATATTATGTGAAAATGGAACTATTAAGCTTAAAAAACATAATAACTCGTGTATTTTATGTGGATCAAAAGAAAATTTAAAAAACATCAAAAATATTTTTATATGTGAAAAATGTTTAGAGGAAATGAAAGATATTATTGATTAAAAGAAAAACGGGAAGTGACTGCCTATGGAGAAAAAAGAATTATTTAAAAAAGTAGAATTAAGATTGCATAATTATAAGTTTCTAGAAGCTCAAATAAATAATATAGAATTAGATATAAAGAAAGAGAAAATGAGATATAGAGGTTGTGGAGCTATAAATTATGATGAAAGAACAAGTGAAACTTATAATATTTCTAGAATTGTTGAAAAAGAGGTTATAGATAAAGAGAAGAAAATAGATAAATTGATGCAAAGTAAATTAGAAAAAGAAATAGAGAAAGCGAAGATAGAAAACTCATTAAGTTGCTTAGATGTTAATGAAACTAATTTCTTTGAATTATTTTATAATAGCAAAAATAAAAATAATATGAAATATATAAGCCTTAAGCTACACATGGATCGCAGTCATTGCTACACAGTAAGAGAGCGATTAGTTTATAAAATTATGGGTATGTTGTATCCAAACTATGAAGAACTACCATTATTTAATGAGAATAATAGCAAAGCCAACACTTTGGCTACATTTTAGCGACAAATTAAAGATTTTTTATACATTCAGAGGTGATAATATAGTAGTATAGGAAATTTAAGATAACTCAATTGCTTATTTCCTAATAACCCCCTCTTTATATAATGGCTAGGGTATAAATTTACCCTAGCAACGTGAGGATATAGTTTAATGGTAAAATAGCTATTTATTTAGAAGATAAGAGGTTCGATTCCTTTTAACCCTCACCAATATAACTTTACGGCTCTTAAGAGCACTCTGTAGCGGTATGGAGTATAAACTAGTTACATTTATTAGATTTATTAGCAACAACTTATTACGTTCAAAAAAGTCAGGACTTTCTCACCTGGCTTTTTTATTTTATTTATAGTATTTTGGGTAAATAAAATCTAGGGTGGTGAGATATGAACTATGTAGAACCTATTAGAAATTTAGATACATTAGAAAATATGTGTTCATATTTAAAAAAGACAAATGAAAGAGACTACCTTCTATTTATGATGGGTATATATACAGGTCTTAGAGTATCAGATATATTGAAGCTTAGAATATATGATGTAAAAGATAAAAGGCAAATAGTCTTAAGAGAAAAGAAAACAGGGAAACAAAAATTCATAGAGATAAACCCAATACTGAAAAGAGCAATTAAAGATTATGTAGAGGACAAGGATCCTGATGATTTTTTAATTAAATCACGTAAAAACTATAATAGACCTATCTCTAGAGAAAGGGCATATGTAATTTTAAAAGAGTTGGGAGAATTATTTGATGTTCCTTGTTTAGGAACTCATAGTATGAGAAAAACATGGGGATATCATTACTATAAGCAAACCAAAGATATAGCATTACTTCAGAAGATATTTAACCATTCATCTCCAGCTGTAACCTTACATTATATAGGTATAGACCAAGATAGAATGAATAAAGCTTATACGAGTTTTAGATATTTTTAACTTAATTTTATCTAGAATATAACATAAAAAGAGAATGTTATATTGGTTTATTTTATATAGAAAAAATAAAGGTTGAAGTCATTGAAAATACTAAGTCTACAGTGGGTATATAAGTTGATAAAATTAATATAACACACTATTAGATATGTTATGTTCATAAGGTAGGGTTTATAAATAACTTGAAAGTATGATAAATTATAGAAAAATTTGTATATTACTAAAGATTAAGGGAAATTATAATTACTAATTATAATTTTGGAGGTATAGCTGATGTTTAAACACGATAAAAAATTGTTTAGAGAAGTAAAAGTAGAAAGACCAAACCCTCAATATGCAGTTTTAATGCAAGAACAATTAGGAGGGGCAAATGGAGAGCTAAAAGCAGCAATGCAATATTTATCTCAAAGTTTTAGAATAAAAGATAAAGAGATAAAAGATTTATTTCTAGATATAGCAGCGGAAGAACTTAGCCATATGGAAATGGTTGCTCAAACAATAAATTTATTAAATGGACATGATGTTGACTACCAAGCAGTTGATTCTGGAGAAATAGAAACTCATGTACTAAGTGGATTATCACCATTTTTAATAAACTCTTCAGGAGCACCTTGGACTGCTGATTATGTTACTGTAACAGGAGACTTAGTTGCAGATCTATTATCAAATATAGCATCAGAGCAAAGAGCAAAAGTTGTATATGAATACTTATATAGACAAATTGAAGATAAATACGTAAGAGAAACAATAGACTTCTTACTTAACAGAGAAGAAGCTCATAATGCTTTATTTAGAGATGCATTAAATAAGATTAAAGATACAGGTTCAAATAGAGATTTTGGAGTTACTGAAGACTCTAAACTATACTTTGACTTATCTAGTCCGGGACCTAACAATCATAATACAAAGATGGATATTAACCCACCTTCTTTCAATGAACCAATAAAAAAATAGTAAATAAAAAAGAACTCTTTAAAAGGGTTCTTTTTATTTTGTAGGAGTAAATGATTTAGATGATGATATGAAACAAAGTATTGTTTAAATTGGAAATTGATAAATGAGGAATTAGATATGCTAAAGAAGTTTTGTAGATGTGGGAAAATTATTCCCCAAGAAATTTCTATGTGCTCTGAATGTGAAGCTAAATTTAATAATAGACAACAGAAAGTATATAAGGATTATAGAAAGAGAAGAGTAGACTTTAAAGAACAGAAATTTTATTGTAGTAAAGAATGGAAGTTTACTAGAGATTCTGTAAGGCAAAGAGATGATGGTATATGTAAACTATGTGATGATAACTTAAGTGATGTAGTACATCATATAGAGACTTTAAAAGATTGCTGGAGCAAGAGATTAAATATGAATAACCTTATATGTCTATGAGATAGGTGTCATAAGAAGGTACATAGAATGTACGATAAAGGAGAAGCATCTAAAATTAAGATGCAAAATGAACTAAAAGAATTGATAAAAGAAAATTATTAAAGGGTAGGGGGGTAGTCAAAAAGTTTTTAGCTTTTGACGTAAGTCCACGGTTGCAGTTTTTTTCCGCGGAAACTCCCCACTGAAAAATTTGAACAGGATAGGAGGGAAAATAAGGTGGCAGGCAAAAAACAACCAATTGAATTAGTAGTAGCAAATGGTAAGAAACACCTTACAAAAGCTGAGATTGAGCAAAGAAAAAGTACAGAAGTGAAAGCAAATTCAGATAAAATAAAACCTCCTAATCACTTAACAAAAGAAGAGAAAAAACAGTTTAAAAAGATATCAAAAGAGCTAAAAGATATAGGCATAATGGGTAATGTAGATTGCAACTCATTAGCTACATATATAAAAGCTTATAGTAGATATGTAAAGGTAGCTCTTAAATTAGACTCATTAGATCCACAGGAAGATTTTGAAGAATATAATAAACTATCAATAATTGAAGATAGACATATTAAACAATGCAGAAGCTTTGCTTCAGATATGGGGTTAACTATATCTAGCAGATGCAGATTGGTTATACCTAAACCAAGTACAGATGAAAAGAAAAACAAGTTTTCTAAGTTTGCAAAATAGGGGGTGATTTTATGTGAATTTAGATAGGGTTACTCAATATGCGGTAGATGTAGTAGAAGGAAAAATTATAGCTGGAAGACCCGCAATCCTAGCATGTAAAAGACATTTAGAGGATTTAGAGAAGTCTAAATTAGATTCATATAAGTATGAGTTTGATATAGAAAAGGCAAATGATATTTTAGATTTTGCAGAAACACTTATAATAGCAGAGGGAGAGGAAGAAATTCCTGTAAATTTAGAAGAATTTCAAGTATTCATATTAGGATGCCTAAATGGATGGGTTACAAAAGATACTAGCTATAGGAGATTTAGAACATCGTATGTTCAGCTTGGTAGACAAAATGGAAAATCATTTTTAAATGGTATTTTAGGTACATATTATGGGGCTTTTAGTGGTTATAAATATGGACAACTATATTGTACGGCTACTAAATCAGATCAAGCTAAAATAGTATTAAATGAAATGATTAAGTTTATTAACTCTGATGAAGATCTATCAGAGTTTTTTAAGGTTAAGGAACATGATAATACAATAATAGCTTTAAATACTAATTCTATAATAAGAGCATTAGGAAGAGATACAAAATCAATAGATGGTTTTAGACCGTTGCTGGGTATAGTCGATGAATATCACGCCCATAAGAACAATCAAATGTATAAGTTGCTTGAGGGTGGTACAAGAAAAATGAAACAGTGTTTAATTTCAGTAATAACTACTGCTGGATTTGAATTAAACTGTCCTTGTTTTAAGCTGTATGAATACTGTAAAAACATTTTAGAAAATGTATTTACTAATGATGCTCAATTTGTGTATATAGCTGAAATGGATGAAGAAGATGATATTTGGAACTCTAAAAATTGGATAAAAGCTAATCCACTAGTATGTAAAGATGCAGAAGATCTTGAAAATTTAAAAAGAGTAGGAGATTCTGCAAGAGATATGGGTGGAGATGATTTAAGAGACTTTCTAACAAAGGCGTTAAATATATGGATTCAATTTACAGATGACCAATATATAAAGCCTAAGTTTTGGAAGGAATGCGAAAGTGAAAGAACTCTAGAAGATTTTAGGGGTCAAAAATGTTATGCAGGATTAGACTTAAGTTCCGGAGGAGACTTAACTTCAATAGCATTGGTGTTTGTATATTATGTTGATGGGGTTAAGAAGTATTATATTCATTCTCATAGTTTTATACCAAAAATGAAAGTAGAGGAACATATCAAAAGTGACGATGCACCATATAATTTATGGATTAAAGATGAATTATTGACAGTTACAGAAACTTTAGGAGGTATTAAAACTGACTATAAATATATAATTAAATATTTAAATGATCTTATTGAAAAATACGACCTTAAAATTGAACAGTTAGGCTATGATCCCCACAATGCAGATGCTTTTTTAAGTGATTTATCAGAATTAGGATTTGATTGTATAGAAATTTATCAAACTCACAAATGGCTTAATGATCCTACTGAGGACTTTGAACTTGAGGTTAGAGCGAAAAATATTGAGTATAACAAAGAAAATGAGTTACTTTCATGGTCAGCCTTAAATGCAAAAACTGTATCTAATCCAAATGGAGAAATTAAGATAGATAAAGATAGAAGAAATAAAAGAATAGACCCAATAGATGCTATTATAGATGCATATAAGTTAGCATTTAAAGAAGAAAGATTAGTAAATGTAAATGAATCAGTTGATAAGTATCTAGATATGATGGGATGGAATTAGAAGGGAGGTGTAAAAATGAACCTTATAAAAAGTTTAAAAAATCTAATAATGCCTAAACCACAAACTGTTGATATGAGAAGTGAAAAGTTATTAGAGTGGCTAGGTATAACAACTAGAAATAAAAATATATTAAGTGAAGTTACTTATTTTACTTGCTTAAAAATGTTATCTGAGACATTAGGTAAAATGCCTATTAAAATGTATCAAGAAACAGAAAAAGGTGTAATAAGAGCAGCACCAAATAAAGCATATAATTTATTAAAGGTTAGACCTAACCCTTATATGACACCCTCCATATTTTGGGCAACTGTAGAGAACAATAGAAATCACTTTGGAAATGCTTATGTTTATATACGAAAAGAATTTAAGCGTGAAAAATATGGAGCTACATATGAAATAAAAGATTTATGGATTATGCCAAGTAATGATGTACAAGTTATTATGGACAATAAAGGAATCTTTGGAATTAAGGATGCACTTTGGTATATCTATACTGATAGATACACAGGAGAACAATTTGTATTTAAAAATGAAGAAGTGCTACACTTTAAAACCTCATTTACATTTGATGGTATATTAGGTGAGCCAGTTAGTAAAATTTTAAAATATACACTTGAGGGTGGAGTTGAAAGTCAAAACTTCATTAATAACCTTTACAAAACAGGACTTACTGCAAAGGCTACATTGGAATATACAGGTGATTTAGATAAGTCAAAAGAAGATAAATTAATAGAAGGTATTTCAAGGTTTGCTAATGGTTCAGACAATGCAGGTAAAATAATTCCTATACCATTAGGTATGAAAATAACACCTTTAAATATAAAGCTAACAGATAGCCAATTTTATGAATTAAAGAAATTTTCATCACTTCAAATAGCAGGAGCATTTGGAATAAAGCCAAACCAAATAAATAACTATGAAAAATCTAGTTATTCAAGTGGAGAGATGCAACAACTTAGCTTTTATGTAGATACAGAACAATTTATATTGAAACAATATGAAGAGGAAATTTGCTACAAATTATTAAGTGATGAAGAGAAAAATGAAAATAAGTATTATAAATTCAATGAAAAAGCTATTTTACGAACAGATGCAAAGACACAGGCAGAGTGCTTAACATCCTTTGTAAATAATGCTATATACACTCCAAATAATGCTAGAGATATTTTAGATATGCCAGCAATAGAAGGTGGAGACATATTAATTTGTAATGGTAACTATATACCTATCACAGATGTAGGAAAGCAATATTCGAAAGGAGGCGAAAACAGTGAATAAAATATTAAATTTACAAAATAAAGATACTAAAACTGGAGAATTAAAAAATGTTGGTAAGATAGAAATAAAAAATCAAACAGAAGAAAAAGCAGAGCTTTATTTCTATGGAGATATAGTTTCAGACAGTTGGAGTAGCTGGTGGGCAGACGAAGATAAATGCCCTCAAGATGTAAGTGACTTCCTAAAAGAACTAGAGAATTCACAAAATGTAGATATATATATCAATTCTGGCGGTGGATCTGTATTTGGTGGAATAGCAATTTATAGTATGCTAAAGAGACATAAAGGTAAAAAGACTGTTCATGTTGATGGATTAGCAGCAAGTATAGCTAGTGTAATAGCACTTGCAGGAGATGAAGTTATAGTACCTAAATATGCTAGCTTTATGATTCATAATCCTTTATGTATGCTATGGAACTCATATAATGCATCAGACCTAAGGAAAATTGCTAGTACATTGGATAGTTGCAAAGAAAGCATACTAAATATTTATATGGAAAATGCAAAAGAAGGAGTTACTAAAGAAGAATTGTCGGCCTTAATGGATGAAGAAAAGTGGTTTACTGGAGAAAGTGCAGCGGAACTATTTAATATAAAAGTTGAGGATGAATTTGAATTAGTAGCTTGTTCATCAGAGTTTTTAGATAAATATAAAAATACTCCTAAAAACTTATTTAAAGAAAATAAAAAAAGTGATGAAAATCAAAGCCTAGATATAGAAGAAATTGCAAATAAAGTACTTTTACATCTACAGAATCAAAAAGAAGATGATAAAAAAGTAGAAAATACAATTGAAAAAGAAAAGGAAGATTTATTAAATGATTTAGATTTATACTAAATCTTTTTTTATTGCCAAAATCCAAAAATATATAAAAAAGTGAGGAATAAAAATGTCAAAAGAATTATTAGAATTAATGAATAAGATAAAAGCTCAAAAAGAATTAGTAAAGAATTTAGCTAATGAAAATAAACTAGAGGAAGCGAAAGCGGCTAAAGAAGAATTGAAAAATTTAAGTGATAAATTTGACCTTCTTTATGATTTAGAAGCTGGAGAAAATGAAGAAGCAAAAAATAAAATTAAAGATGGAGAAGGGATAAAAGTTACTCCAGAAAACAAAGATTCAATTGTTGAATTTGCTAATGCTGCAAGAAATGGATTTAAAATAGATAATAAAATGTCAGTTGGAACTCCAGCAGAGGGTGGATATACTGTTCCAGAAGATATATTAACTAAAATAAATACATATAAAGAATCTAAAAAGTCTTTAAAGGATTTAGTAACAGTTGAAAAAGTTACTACTGATAAAGGACAAAGAACTTTCAAAAAGAGATCTCAACAAACTGGATTTGTTAAAGTAGGTGAAGGAGGTAAAATAGGTGAAAAAAATACACCTCAATTTGAGAGATTAAAATATGAAATTGAAAAATATGCAGGATATTTTACTGTAACGAATGAATTACTTGCAGATTCAGACCAAAATATAGTTAATACTTTAATAGAATGGATAGGTGATGAATCAAGAGTAACTCAAAATAAATTAATATTAGAACAAATAAAAACAATAGATGAGACAAAATTAAATGGATTAGATGATATTAAGAAGGCTTTAAATGTTACTTTAGGGGCTACTTTTAAGCCAACTAGTAAAATAATTACAAATGATGATGGATTACAATATTTAGATACACTAAAAGATTCAGATGGAAAATATATTTTACAACCAGATCCAAAAGAACCTATGGCACTTAAATTATGTGCTGGATCATTAACTATACCAGTTGAAGTTTGTCCAAATAGTGATTTATCTACTACAGGAAATAAAATACCTTTTATAATAGGAGATTTAAAAGAAGGTATAGTTTTCTGGGATAGAGCTTTAATGAATATAAAAATGTCTGATACAGCAGCTATAGGAGAATTAAATGCATTTGAAGAAGATTTAACTTTATTTAGAGCTATAGAAAGAGAAGATGTAACAATAAAAGATAAAGCTGCAATTGTTAATGGATATATAGATACAAGTGTAGTAAGTTCAGAGCATTAATAAAAAATTAAAGTAAAAAATATTTCAGACTAATAATACGTTGAAATTACAAGGTATTATTAGTCTATTAAAGTTTTTGAAACACCTTAGAATCGATTTAAAAAGGTCGTTTTTTTAGCTATTTTTTAAGAAATGAGGGATTAAATGATTCTAAATTTAGAAGAGGCTAAAAAGTTCTTAAAAGTAGATTTTGACGATGACGATGAAGAAATTCAAGACTGTATAGATGCAGCTGAGGAATATCTAAAAGATGCTACTGGAAAAGAATTTACTAGCGAAAATAAAAGAGCTAAAAGATATTGTAAAATATTAGTCAATGAATGGTACAAAGATAAAGGATTAATGGAAGAAGAAAAAAGGAAAAAAAGAGTGAGATTTTCACTACAAACTATTATGACTCAGTTAAAGTATGGTGATTAAATGGCTGAATGTAGATTAACAGAAAGAATAAAAATAGAAAAATTATCAGATTCAAAGGAAACTAATGAAAATGGATTTGATGAAGAAGTTTGGAAAGAACATTATAAATGTTGGAGTGGCTATAAAAGCGTATCTGGAAAAGAATATATAGCCGCTAAAGCAAATAATAGTGAAAATATAGTTACATTTACAGTTAGATACTGTAATAAGGTAAAAGAGTTACTAGATCCAGGAGCAAGTAAAATATTTAGAATAGAATATAAAGGTTTTTATTATGATATTTTAGATGTTTTAGACTTTGAAAATAGGCATGAATTTGTAGATATTAAATCTAAAATAAATTGTTAGATTTCCAAATATTACCTTTTAGGTTATAATATAAATTGGAGGTGTCATAATATGAAAAAAACTGCTTTTATTTTAGGACTTATAGGAGGTATATTTGGAATCCTATTAGGTTGTATGTTACTGTTTATTGGATTTAATATGAAAGTAACTAATCCAGCAGGCGGTAGTACTTTAACATTTGCATTTTTAAGTATACTTGCAAGTATAGCTGGTTTAGTAGGTGCATGTATAGTTAATAATAAAGAAAAATTAAGTAGAATATTTATGATTATTGCTTTTATAATTAATTTAGCTGCAGCATTTACTTCAATTTCTGCTGATAGTCCAATCAACTTTATTGGTGGATTAGTTGTAGCAATTTTATTTTTAATATCATCAATATTTACTATGATAAAAGATAAAAAGGAAGCTATATAGCTTTCTTTTTTATTTGGAGGTTTTATATGTCAAGCACTATAGAACTTGAAGGATATGAAGAGTTTGAGGAGTATGTAAAAAATATGGCTTTAGATACAGTTATAAAAAGGCAAGCCGTAAGGTCAGGTATAAAAGTAATCGGAGAAGGGTTAGAAAATGATACTCCAGTAGGACCAACAGGAGAACTTGCTGAGATTAAAGTATCTGTTAAAGAAAATGCTTTAGCAACAGAAGGAACTGCAAAAAGTAAAGCCTTCTATGATATATTTCAAGAGTATGGCACAAGTGAACAAAAGGCTCATGTAGGATACTTTCAAAGAAGTGTTGAAGAAAATACTGAGGAAGCTATTTCAAAGGTAGCTCAAACGATATTTAGAAAGATGGGGTGATATTTTGGAAAGTAATATAAAAATAGATGCCTCGATTGTAAAAAAGAAATTAAAAGAAGTTTTAAATGATAAAGATATATTAGATTTAACAAGTGATAAAAAAGTATATTTTATTCATGCTAATAATCCTAAACCTCCATATATAGAGTATCAAGTTATTAGATCTAGAGGAAGTGAATATAGTGAGGGTAATATAGACTATTTAAACCACTTAGTCCAAATTGATATTTTTAGTTTAGGAGACTATACAAACTTAGAAACAATTATAATTAATAAATTTATTAAAGCTGGATTTGAATATAATCCAGGGAGTCCAGATTTATTTGAAGAAAAAACAGGATTATATCATAAGCCGTTAAGATTTAATATTAATTTACCAACTAGCTAATCTAAGATAGTTTTTTTATTTATAAAAGAAAGGATTGATGCAGAATGTCAGCACCACAAAAAATATTACCAGTTGTAAACGTAAGTAAGTTATATGTAGCTCATTTAAAAACTGAAACTGATGGGAACGTAACTTTTGATACTCCTCGATACCTAGAAGGGGTTAAACAAATAGGAATAAAGCCAAAGCAAAATAGTGATCCATATTATCACGAAGGAAGAAAAGTTTTAGAGGAACAAACTTTACAAGATGTAAAAGTAACTTTAAATGTAACAGATTTACAAGATGAAGATGAATGTTACGTTATGGGTCACAAGTTAGCTAAAACAGGTGGAATAATAAAAAATGATAATGATATAGCTCCAACACTTGCTATTTTATATAAAGCAGAGAAGGCTCAAGGAATAGATAAATATGGGATATTATATGCTGGAACATTTGGATTATCAGATGAAGAGTTAAAAGCTAAAGAAGGTAAAGCAAACTTCCAAGCTAAGAAAATAGAAGCAAGTTTTAGACCTTTAATAAATGGATTATGGCAATACAATGTATGTAGTGATTCTCCTAATGTAACTAAAGAGTTTTTAAGTAAATTCTTTGAAAAAGTTACTATACCTGAAGAAAAAACAGATGTAGTTAGTTCTGAACATTAATATAAATAATAGGGAGTGAAGTTAAATGAAAAGAAAATTTAAAATAGGTAATGAAAACTTAGCTTTTGAAATGACAAATAAAACTATATTTGATATAGATGAAAGATTTGATAACTTTGGTACTGTAATAAATGGAGTTATGTATGGACAAAATGTATATAATAATGCTTTAAAAGTTATGGTATGTTCTTGCATATCAAAAAGATTTGATGAAGAGAAAAATGATAAGCCATTAACTATAGATGAATTAAGAGAAAAATTAACTCCAGATCAAATAGTAGATGAAATAGTAACTTTTGCATGTGACTTATATTACGATTATAGAGGAGTTAAAAGATCTACAGAAAATGAAAAAGATACAAATGAAAATAAAGAAGAAAGTAAAAAAAAATAGACTTTAGTGAAAAGCCCTTTGATATAAATAGGCTTTTTTTTATTGCAAAAACACAACTAAATTTCACAAGACAAGAGTTCTTCGATAGTACATTCAAAGAAATTGTTATGTTAATCGGAGAACTCAATAAAACATATGAAGAACAAACTCAATCAGCTTCAAATGATGGTTATGTTGAAAAAGTTGTTAGCATAGATGAAGTACCTTTCCTATAGAAAGAGAAAGGAGTGTAAATGAGTGATACAGAAAAACGAATAACCGCAAAGATGATTCTGGATGATTCTGGATATTCCAGTACATTAAAAGGTATAAATTCAGAAATTAAAAATAATAAGAGTGAATTAAAAGCAGCTCAAAGTGGTTTAGAGGCATTTGGTAAATCTACAGAAGGCGTAAATAGGGTTCAAAGCTCATTACAAAAACAATTAGATTTACAAAATAAGAAGTTAGAAACTTATAAAAAAAGTGTTCACGATGCTACTGAAACACTACAAAAAAATATAAGTGAAAGAGATAAATTAGCAAGTTCTCTTTCTAAAGCTGAAAAAGCACATGAAAATGCTATTAAAAATTATGGTAAAGAAAGTAAGGAAGCTAAAGAAACTGAAAAAGCCTTAGAAGAATTACAAAAAGAGCATGATAAGCTAGATAGAACTGTAGAAAATAATGCTAAGACATTACAAAACTATGAAACTCAAATGAATAAAGCAGAGGAAGAAGTAAATAAAGCTCAATCTGCGGTAAATAAATTCAATAGAGAAGTAGAAAATACTCATGGTGTAGGTAGTGCATCTAAAAAGCTTGAAGATTTAGGAAATAACTTTAAAAAAGTAGGTAGTAAAGCTCAAGAGATAGGTGGAAAACTTACTACTCATGTTAGTTTACCTTTAACAGGAATAGGAGTAGCTGCGGCTCATGTAGGTATGGAGTACGAAGCTCAAATGGATAAGGTAGCCGCTATTTCTGGTGCTACTGGTGATGACCTTAAACAATTAGAAAATAAGGCTCAAGAAATGGGAGCTAAAACTAAATTTAGTGCTGCAGAAGCAGGAGAAGGTATGGAGTATATGGCAATGGCTGGTTGGAAAACTGGTGATATGCTCGAAGGTATAGAACCTATACTAAATTTAGCAATTGCTTCTGGAGAAGAATTAGGGTCTACTTCTGATATTGTAACGGATGCATTAACAGGATTCGGATTAAAAGCTAAAGATGCTGGTATGTTTAGTGATGTATTAGCAGCTGCTTCATCTAATGCCAATACTAACGTTGGTATGATGGGAGAAACTTTTAAATATGCCGCTCCTGTAGCTGGTGCATTAGGATATAGTGTTCAAGATACATCTTTAGCTATAGGATTAATGGCTAATAGTGGTATTAAAGCAAGTCAAGCTGGTACTGCACTTAGAGCAGGATTAACTAACTTAGTAAAGCCTACGGATAGTATGGCCGAAATGATGGAGAAGTATGGAATATCTGTAGAAAATAGTGACGGTAAGATGAAAAGCTTTAGAGAAGTAATGTCTGACCTTAGAGAAAAAATGGGTGGTTTAGATGAGGCTACTCAAGCCAGTGCCGTTGCAACTATCTTTGGTAAAGAAGCAATGTCTGGGTGGCTTGCAATTATAAATGCTAGTGAAGGAGATTTTAATAAATTATCAAATGCTATAGACAACAGTGAAGGTGCTACTGCTAAAATGGCTAAAACTATGAGTGAAAATGCAAAAGGTAGTTTAGCAGAAATGAAAAGTGCCCTAGAAGGTGCAGCAATAAAAACTTTCCAAGCTTTAGCTCCAGCTATAACAAGTGTTGCTAAAGATGTTACTAAATTAGCAACTAGCTTTAGTAATTTAAGTCCACACACTCAAGAATTTATAGTTAAAGCAGGGCTAGCTGCTATTGCAATGGGTCCTATAACAAGCGGTTTAGGTCATGTATCTAGTGGTATAGGTGGATTAATTGGAACTGTTGGAAAGTTTAAAGCATTAAAAGCCGCTTCTACATTTGGTGATTTTTCAAAAATATTATTAGGACTTGCTCCAGCAGCAGAAACTGCAAGTGCTGGATTAGCAGGAGCAGAAGTTGCGGCCGGAGGTTTTGGTGCTACTGTTATAGGTTCGCTAGGACCAATTGCATTAGGGGTAGCTGCAGTAGCTGCCGTTGGATATGCAGGATATAAAGTAGCTGAACACTTAAATAAAAGTGCAACACCTGCAGTAGATTTATTTGCAGATAAAGTTGAATATAGCAGAGATAAATTTGGGAACTATGCAGAAGCTACTGAAAAGAATGTAATTAAAATATCTAAAGCGACAAAAGATAATGTTCAGTCCTACTTAGAATTAGATAAAAAAGCTAGTGAATCTATGATGAATTTAAAAATGAATTCAGATAAGTTCTCAAAAGAAGCAAAAGATACTGTAGTTAAAAACTTTACAGAAATGAGTAAAAAATCTAGTAGTCTATCTAAGGATCAAAGAGAAAAAATGACTGTAGATTTTAAAAAATTAGTTTCTGATACTGGAGTTTTAACTAGTAAGAATAAAGATGAGATAATAAAACAATATACTGCAATGGTTAATGGTACTAAAGGTTTAACTCAAAAACAAAAAGATCAAACTATAAAAGATTTTAAAGATACATTAACTAAAAGTGTAGGATTAACAAAACAACAATCTCAAGAAATGCAAAAAATTTATACAGATATGGCTAATAAAATTAAAGCTGGAATGGATAAAAAAAGAGATGCAGATTTAAAAAGTCAAAAAGATTTCTTTGCTAAAACTAATGCCCTTACAGATGAAGAAAAGAAAGTTGCACTAGAAAAAACAAAAAGTTATTGGACTAAAGAAAAGCAACAAGTTGATGAAGCTCAAAATAAAATTAATGCTATTTATGCTAAAGCAGCTGAAGAGCATAGACAAGTTAGTAATCAAGAGTTACAAGATATTAAGCAAATTAAAGAAGATATGAAAACTACTGCTATAAAAACTTTATCTGATAATGAAGTTGAAGCTAAGGTAATTCTTGAAAGAATGAAAGATAATGATAAAAATATAACTGCCGATATGGCTTCTAAGCATATAAAGGAATTAAATAACTCTAGAGATAAAGCTATTGAGGCAGCTAATAAAGAATGTGATGACAGAATAGCTGAGTTAATAAGACAACGAGATGAAAGCCATTCATTAACTAAAGAACAAGCTGAAAGATGTATAGAAGATGCAAAGAAACAAAGAGATGATACTATAAGTGCAGCTAAAGAAACAAGAGATAAAGCAGTTAAGGAAATAACTTCTATGAACTCAGATATTACAAAAGATGTAGATACTACAACTGGTAAAGTTAAAAGTAAATGGGATAAATTAAAAGATGCATGGAATAGTGGATGGGGAAGTCTAGTTAAAAACTTCTTTGTAAATACATTTTTCCAAAGTCATGGTAAAAAACCTGATGGAAACTGGACAGGGAACTCACACTTTAAAGGTGGTTTAACATATCTTCATGAGCGTGGATATGAATTATATGACCTACCTTCTGGAACTAAGATATATAACCATGAATCAAGTGAGCAAATGGTTTTAGAGACTGCTAGACAAACTGCTCAATCGATAGCGAGTTCTATGTTACAAGGAAGCTCAAACGATAAAGATATATATTTAAATTTAACACTTGAAGTAGATGGAGAAAAAATGGCAACTAAGTCAGATAAAATTTTAGGTAAAAGACAAAACTTGGAGAGGAGATTAGTCGGAAATGTATAGACAAATTTATTTTAATAATAAACATAGTTTTGAAGATTTTGACCTTTATATAGAACATTTTAAAATTAATTCTCCTGCTCCAAAGATAATCAAAGAAACCATTCCTTTTAGGAGTGGTTCTTTTGATTTCAGCGGTATATTTAATGACGGAGAAAGACAGTACTCAGATAGAACTATAGAAATTACTTTCTTTTATAAAAAAAGAGATAGTAAAGTTCTTTATAATTGGTTTGATGAAATTCAAATGTGGTTATTAAATGTAGTTGAATCAGAGTTGATAATAGAAAATATAAGAGGTTATTTTAAAGCTAGAGTTGCATCTACAACAGATTTAAATTTTTTAAGACGAACAGGTAAATTTAAAGTTATTTTTGATTGTGCTCCTTTTAAATTTGAACGTTATGCACTAGATATTTGGGATGAATTTAATTTTATAACAGATGTTACAGAATTTAATTTCTTTGAAGTTGTTAGCTCTAAAGATATTTTAATTATTAATAAAGGGGTTAGCATAGTTCCAGATATAGTATGTAGTTCAGATATGACTATAACCATACGTAATAAGACATTTAACCTTAAAAAAGGTACAAACCATATACGTAAATTAAAACTAAAAAATGGCGAAAATCATATAAAAGTTACTGGATCTGGTACAATTGAATTTTTATTTATTAAGGAGTTGTTATAGTGACAGATATAAAAAAATATACAAATCATATTAGAACTGCTATCTATGGAAAAGAGGTAAGAGAAAGTCTTGCAACAGGGATAGAAGTTATAAACACAGAAGTAGAAGAAAATACAAAGCATGTTAATGAAACAGTAAAAGATATTGAACAGTTTAAAAAAGATATAGATTCATCAGAAAGCAAAAGAGTGTTAAATGAAAATGCTAGAATTGCAAATGAAGAGACTAGAAAAGAAGAGTTTAAAAAAATAGTTGATAAAAATGGTACATGGGATCAAAAATTATCTGATTTATATAATACAAACAATAGTAGTTTAGACTCTTTAAATAATAATCTAAATGCTTTACATAAAAGTTTTCAATCTAAATATGATAATTTAGAAAAAGAGTATGCCCAAGAAATTACTGATGTAAAAAATACTCAAGGACAACCAAAAGCTAATTATAAAATTGATTCTTTAGGTATACATCCTAGTTCTAATGGATTTATAGATGATTTTAAACTATTTGGTAAAACAGTAATAATTAATAATCTAAATGAAGAAGTTGAACCAGGAACAGCAGGAGCTAGACTTAAATCCGTAGGAGATGGAGTAAATAAAATAGAAATTTTAACAAGTAATGGTAATATAGTTGAACTTGAGCAAGGTACCCTTGATTCTCATTTAGGTAAACCAGTTTCAGTTAGTACAAGATTAAGATGTAAAGAATATCAATCTAATGTAGATGGATATTCACATATAAATGGATTAGATATGTCTACGTATAAGATAATTTTCTTTGAGTATGATAAAAACAAAACTTACTTAAATACATTCCAGTTACCAGAGTGGAGCAATACTTCAAATATAAAGTTACTTGATAACTGTGCCTATTATAAATTTTGTATTGCATTACTTAATGATGGTGATTTAACAGTTGATACAATAAAAAATACTATTTATACGGGTAGTGAATCAGATAAAAAAATACTTTTGTTTAAGGATAGAGATGAAAGTTGGAAGAAACCTATACTGCGAAAATGGGATTCTATAGAAAATCATTCAGATAATAAAGTTTATTATCATAGAAAAAGTATTGAACTTAATATGAATGGAACTGAAAGCTGGGTATTTGATGCTGACTTAGGAAATACAATTAGATGTTATCTAAAAAACTCAAATTTATCTCATGGATTAGTTGTATCTGATAAATTTGAGTCTATAGAAAGTTACGGACTTGATAAAGAGCATATATATACTTCTGAAGGTATTTTATGGGTATTTCTAAATAAATCTAAAGCTACAGATTTAAACTCTTTTAAAAATTATCTTAAAGGAAATCCAACTACCGTAGTTTGCTCAATGATTAAAGAAGAAGTTTATGAATGCTTAGATATATCAACTAGGTCTTTTAATCCTCAAACTTTATTTTTAGTAAATGGTGGAGCAGTAAGTCCTAAAGTAGAAGCTTATATGCCTAACTCCTTACTCTCTTCAGTTAGTTCAATATCTGAAAAGCTTGAAAATGTTGATGATAGTTTATTAAAGCTTATGTTTGATTTTATATCTCATAATCATGATAATAGGTATGCAAAGTTAAAAGATTTTTCTTATGATTTTAATGATTCAACAGGTACTGGATTTTTCAAACTACCTTCGGGTATGATTATACAATTTGGAACAACTAAAATAGGTTTTAATGATAACACTTGTATAGGTACTGCTAAAATATATTACCCTTTAGCATTTACAAGGTTTTGTAGATGTACTGGAAACTTAAAATCAAATAGTTATGGTGGATATAATGAAACCAATGCAATAGTTGGAGGACAGACTTTAACTAATGGATATGCAGAGGTAAGAGATATTCAAGGAATAGCACGAACTGGATGTACGGCTGAAGTAACATGGATAGTTATAGGAATATAAAGGTGGTGTTAAAATGAAAATTTATATGGCATATAAAGATGACACTAGAGAATTTAATGGCTTTTATCAAGGTAAAGATAATAATGATATACCAAAACCAAATGTATGTATTAGTAAGATGGTATTTACAACAAATAATACAAGGTTTTAAAATAAAAGATTCAATAGATCCTAAAGAGATTTATACAATTGAAGATAAAGATATATTTGAAATAATTCCTTTTGAGTATGAAAAGTCAAAGCCATCTAGAACTGATTTATTAGAACAACAAAATGCTTTTTTAATAAAAGAAAGCTTGGAAAAAGATATACAAATTAAAGAATTAAATATGAACTTAGCAAAAGCAACTTTAAAATCAATTAACAAAGATATTGAAATAAATAATTTAAATACTAATATGGCTCAAACAACTTTAAATTTAGTTAATAAAGATATACAAGTTAAAGGCATAGAAAAAGATGTTGCTAATATAATATTAAAATCATTAGGAGGTAATTAAAAATGGATAACTGGTATTTTGAAATGGCAAAAAAATATTTTGATTTAAAAATATATAAGGTAAGTGATGTTAGATTATTTGTTCAAGCTGAAAGAATAACAAAAGAACAGTTTACAGAAATAACAAAAGAATCATTTGATGTTGTATCTCTACCTAGCAATATTATTAATAGTAAGGTGATGTAAATTGTTTGAAATTAGATTTAAAAATTCCGATGAATTTATAGATGGAGTTCATTGTAAAATTAATTATGAAGAAAATAAAGCTCCTGTACTTAGCTTTAATCTATTACCAAATAGTAAATTTTTTAATAAGCTTAGAAAGTTTATAGATTTAATTGAGGTATATAGATTAAATGACGATACAGATGAAAAAATATTTGATGGTAGAGTATTAGATGTAAAAAAACAAATGACTGGCGAAGGTATGTTTTATAATGATGTAATATGTGAAGGCTCATTAAATTACTTAATTGATAGTACAGTTGGAGTATGGCAGTTACATCCCGCAGAAGTACCTCCAGATAGTCCCAATTATGCAGAGCCTAACTATGATACAAAAAAGTTTTTAAAAAAAGTACTCGATAATCATAATAGTAAAGTAGATGATAAAAAGAAAATTTATTTAGGTAATGTAACCTTAATTGATAGTATCTATTGTATGACTAATAGAGAAACCTCCTTAAATGCTATTTACGATAAACTCATAAATAGAAAAGGAGGTTTTTTAAATTTAAGGGAATCCAATGGAAAATATTATTTAGATTATTTAAAAGATAATCCAATTATAGATGAAAACAATATAGACATGGGATTAAACCTTAAAGATATTCAAGTTGAAGATGGATTAAAATCAATTTGCACAAGACTAATAGGAATAGGCTCAGAAGGTAAAATAACTTCTATTGCAGAAGATCTCGAACTTATAAAAAAATATGGGGTTATAGAACAAGTACATGAATGGCCCGATGTAACAATACAAGAAAATTTAGATAGAAAAGTTAAAGAGAAGCTTGAAGTAATTAATTTAAATAATTCTATAGTAGCAATAAATGCTTTAGATTTAAGCTATTTAAATAATGATTTAAACCACCTTAAGTTATCACAAAATATTAATGTATTCTGTGAGCCTTTAGAGTATGAAAATAGGCATAGGATTGTAAAAATTGATTTAGATTTAGAAAGACCTTATGCATCAAGTTTTGCATTAAACAATCCAGAACCAAGTCAAGTTAGTTCAAATAATAATATTATTCAAGAAACTAACAATAATAAATTAGAAATACTCCAAGTAAATGGGAGATTAATACAAAAAGTTTCAAGTTCTGAATTTATGAGTTATAGAGAACAAACTGACAAAGCTATAATGGAAAGAGTCAAAAATGGAGAGTTTGAAACTTATAAAAATCAAACTGCATATGAAATTAGCCAAAAGGTAAGTGGAAAAGAAGTTAGTTCAATTTTCGAGCAAAAAATGGATAGGTTTAATTTCACAATAGGAAAACATACACCTTTAAGTATTCAAAAAGATAGGCTTGCTATGGAGTTTGAAGATGGCACAAAATGTATGATTGATAAAAATGGATTTGGCTATCAAGAAAATGGTAAGACATATCCATATAGAAGCATTATAGATGTTATAGGATTTAGAGCAAATGGAGACCCAAACGGTTTTACTTGGGTTCAACTCCCGGACAGATATAAAAATAAACCATTTAAAACAATGGCAGTTCTTACAGATACTTGGGATGATTCTTGGGAATGGACGGAACCTTGGGTAATCCAGAGAATGGTAGTCTATGTTGAACAAGATAAAGTAGACCATGCTAATGCAAGAGTTCCAGTTAAAGGATATAGAACAGATAAAAATTACTCTAATGGAGATGTTAGGTATAGATCTGTAGCTGGAGCGTTAATAATAATAGCTTAAATTAGGAGGACATAATGAATATAGAAGTAACAGATCATATGCTAGAAGCACATGAAAGGCGTATAAATAATCATTCAGAGAGATTAGATAAACTAGAACAAAGTGATGCTAAAAGAGATATACAGATAGATAACTTATGTAAGAGTATAGAGGGACTTGTAAATACATTAAAATGGGGCTTTGGCTTTATATGTAGTGGTGTTATAGGTTTCTTTTTTTATGCTATACAAAATCATTTATTTAAATAAAAGGAGATAAGTTAAATGGAAACAATAATTAAATTTGTACCTGAGCAGTTGCTAATATTAGTATCTGCTCTTTATGTTATAGGAATGTTTTTAAAGAAAACTCCAAAAGTAAAAGATTGGAGTATACCGTGGATTTTACTAGTTTTAGCTATTGGGTTTAGCATACCTATAATGGGATTTAATGCTACAAGTATTTTACAAGGTATAATATGTAGCTTTGGTGCAATAGCAACAAATCAATTTATGAAACAAACTATAAATAAATAATTAATAAAAAGTAAAAAAATTAGTAACAATTTATTTTTTTCTTTACTTTTATATTAAGAAAATAAATTTTAGGAGGATTTTATTATGAGAACAAATATGACAGATGCAGGACATGGAGGATATGATTCAGGAGCTATAGGAGTAGCTGGATGCTTAGAGAAAGATATAGTTTTAGAAGTTGCAAATAAAGTAAGCGATTATTTAAAAACACAAGATATAAAAAATATAAATACTAGAAATACTGATATATTTTTAACTCTAAGCGAAAGAAGTAATAAAGCTAATAGCCTAGGTGTAAATTCATTTGTATCTATACATTGTAATAGTGTAGACAATCCTAATGCTCAAGGTTTAGAAACTTATTGTTATAAATTCAAATATAGAGCTTTGGCTGATGCTATACATTCTGAAATTATTAAAGAAGGACTATACACTAAAAATAGAGGTGTCAAAGAGGGAAACTTACATGTTATAAGAGAAACTAATATGGATGCATGTTTAGTTGAGTTAGGATTTATAACTAATGAGGAAGACTATAATTTAATAATGAACAATAAAGATAAGTTTGCTAAAGCTATAGCAAAAGGAATATGCAAATTTAATTCAGTTGAATGGAAGGACACTGACACTGAAACTAATACTGAAGGATTTACAAATGGTGATTATTCTGGAAGAAAAGCTAAAGTAATTGCAGATGTATTAAATGTTAGATGGGATAGAGGGACAGAATATGAGATTATAGGACAAGTTAAATATGGAGATATAGTGAATTTACAATATTGTCTAAATAGATGGGTAAGCATAGAAGGTTTTAAAGGTAATAAAGGTCTTGGATATGTAAATTCTAAATACTTAAAATTAATTTAATATTTCACTTAAAGAAATTCATTGAAGAAACTAACGGTCATTTCAAAATTTAGTAGTTTCTAGGCCTATTAACTATAATAAAAAAGGAGTACTGATGTCAACAGATACTCCTTTTTTATTATTTTATTCACTTAACTAAATTTACAGAAAAGTTTAAAATCTAACAATTATGGAAATATATGGTATAATTACTTCGTAAAAATATTTGGAGGTAAAATATGCATAAGAAAATAATAAGCACAATAGCTATAGCAACAATATTAGGGGTAACGACAGTTACTTCATATGCACAAACTAACATAAGTGATATAAATAATCACTGGGCAAATAAGCAAATACAAAGTTTTGTGAATAATGGGTATGTAAATGGATATGAAAATGGAACATTTAAACCTGATAACTCTATAACTAGAGCAGAATTTGTAAAAATAGTTAACAGATTTTTTGGATTCGAAAGTAAGCAAAATATAAATTTTAGAGATGTAAACAAAAGTGATTGGTTTTATAATGATGTATGTTCGGCTAAGAAAGCTGGTTATATAAATGGTTATGAAGATGGAACGTTTAAGCCAAATCAACCAATAACTAGAGAAGAAGTATCAAAAATACTTGTAAGTATAAAAAATAATAAAGATTTTACATATGATAAAATACAAAAATTTATAGATAATACGAAAATATCTAGTTGGGCAAAACCATATGTAGAAGGAGCTATTGAAGCAGGATATATAAAAGGTAATCCAAAAGGGGAATTAAATCCAACTAATAATATAACAAGAGCGGAATCTGTAGTAATGATTTCAAGAATTGATAACCCAGAGAGCTCTGAAGCTAAAAATAATCCTCCTAGAATAAGCTACGATTCAGTTTGGTTAACTGAAGGAGATAAATTTGACTACTCTATGTTAAATATAAGAGTAACTGATCCAGAAGATGGAGATATACCAAGTGATAAAATACAAATAAGTGGGAATGTAGATACAAGTAAAGCTGGGGGGTATGCAGTAACTATAAAGGCTACAGATAAGCAAGGTAGAACTTCAATTAAGAATGCACTTGTTTTTGTTGAGGCTAAACCAAGTAATCCTCTATACTATACGTTAGAAGATTCAAAATTTAGAGAAGCTACGAAAACTGAATTTTTAAAGTTACTTAATGATTATAGACAAGAAAATGGGAAGAAGAAACTAATAGAAAAAGATAATTTAACAAATCTAGCAGATTCGTGGTCTGTGTATAAGTCTAAACTAGGCTTTAGTTCAGAAAGAGATCATGATGATAAAGGCTCTAACGATGTATATCCACAGTATGGAGGAAGTTCAAGTGAAATTAATTTTTCGACTGTAGCTTACTATGATGTTGTACCAACGAAATTAGATACTCCAAAAACTTTAGCCAAAGCTATGTTTGATGAAGTGAAAAAAGATGTTGGATATAATGCAACTATACTAAATGATGAGTTCAATGGTATTGGATTTGGATATTATCCTAGAAGTGTTGATATAGGTAATATTGTTGTATGTAATACGTTAGAATTTTCTTTAGAATAAATATAGTTATAATTTTAATATAAAAAGAGTATCTAGTTTAATGATACTCTTTTTATATTAAAATTTTCAAGAAAATGTTTACAACATGAAAAATAAGGTATAAATATATTATAGAAAACTAAACAAATCAACTCTAAGATTAAAACATAGCTCCCTAAGGAGATAAAAATACTCTATTAAAAGTTTGAGCGTCATCTGCATCAACACTCTCACTTAATTAACTATTGCCATTTCAAAATCTAGATTTGATTTATTTAGTTTTCTTTTTTATAGAAATTGTAATATATGAACTATTATAGATATAATATTTATAATCATGATTAATATGTATATTATATAAAACATAATATTTTTATTTTTGTATGGTCTAAAAATTTGGATCAATGAAAATATAATTAAAAGTATAGATAATATCATAATATATTTTATAATAAAAATAGGGTTATTGTTTTTGTAACCCACCAAGAATAGTGATTGTTCATGCCTAGTTTTTTACAAGCTTTATAAACACCATCTTCTACTGATCCTGTAAAATGATCTACTGTTGAAACAATACTTTGTATTGCTGCAGCGCCAGTAAGACCTGTATGTTGAACTATTGTTTTTCTTACTTTAAAAGGTAGTTTTCTCCATATTTTGCGCATCGCTTTCGTTGATAAACTTAATTTGCCAAATTGATTACCATAGATTTTATACTCACGTTCTTGACGTAATTGTTCTTCTTTTTTATACTCATCAATTGATTTTTTAAATTCATTTTTTTCATTATTTGTTAACCCAAAGAACTCAGAAACTTCATCTATACCTATATTTTTATTTTCTACAAACTCAGTTGGTGTAGTAGAATTAGTAATTTCTAATGCGAAAATTGAGTTTGAAAAAGGTATTGAAACTGTAGCTATAATTAATGATAATGCAATACCGCTTTTAAGTTTTTTTAAATTCAT